CCAACAATGAAACCTATTTCGGTGGTGGTGGCGGTGGCACGGGCATTTACGGTGGCTGGGGAACGTCGGGAACGTCAACTGCCCGTGCGTTATCAGCCTCATGGTCGGGAACCATTGGAACAGGACTTCCAATCACCACGGGTATGTACCTTACGTTCACCCCCCAAACAGATGCTGGTGGAACAACGTATTACTATTACTCAATCCAACAGGTAACTTCGTACAACTCTGCCACAGGTGCATTGTCTTGCACGCTAGTTTCGTACAGCGGCCCAGCAACGACGTACACGACTTGGTATGTCACTCCAAGTCAAAACAACGGACAGGTTGCAAACCCTTGCTCTGCCCACACGGTTGGCGCCGCTTCGTACAACACTTACGGTGGCTTCGGCGGTTCCACTTGGGGCAACACGGGAACTGCTGGCGGTGGCCTCATCAACTACTACAACTTTCTTAGCGGTACGTTTGCTGGCTTCACCTCAACCAATACTCCGCAGGCGTATCTGTATTGCAACGGCGGCTTCCCAGGCGGTGGTCTTGGTGGAAACGGTGCGAACGCAACCCCCGACGCTGGGACGGGTTCAGGCGGTGGTGGCGGTGGAGCGTTGCTTTACGCTAACAACATCAGTCTCGTGCAAGGAAACACCTACACGATTACTGTCGGCTACGGCGGTATCAACAACAACCCCAGTTACAACAACCAGTCCTTCACGCCACCAATCGGCTGGTGGCCTCAAGGTGGAAACGGCGTTGTGCGCATCTGTTGGGCGAGCGGAGCGGCCTATCCATACACAGGCATCGCAGGGGCACTGAACCCCTACCTCGGTGGGTATCAGGAAGTCGTCCACACAAACGGGGTATAGTCGTCTCCATGACGATTTCAGTGTTCACGCCCAGTCACAATCCAAAGTGGCTAGATGAAGTGTACGAAAGCCTCAAAGCGCAGACGAATCCCGACTGGGAATGGGTGGTGTTGCTGAACAACGGCGCAGAGTGGGACATGCCTGACGACAGCCGTGTCAGAGTTTCACACGCCAAGCCAAATGTCAAGGGCGTGGGCGCACTGAAAAAGCGTGCGGTGGAGTTGTGCAACGGCGACATCATCTTGGAACTTGACCACGACGACCTTCTTCTGCCGACGGCGCTCGACGAGGTGGTCAAGGCATTTGGTGGAATGCCCGACGTTGGCTTCGTCTACTCCGACTTCTCGCAAATAAACGAGGATGGAACACCGAACTACTCTCGGTTTGATGACAACTACGGGTGGTCATACTACGCAGACCGCAACTACCAAGTGGTGAAATCAAAGTCCCCACACCCTCATCACGTCGCATACATCTGGTATGCACCAAATCACCTCAGGGCGTGGCGCAAGAGCGTTTACGAAGCGGTGGGTGGCTACAACGACACCTTCGTTGTGCTTGATGACCAAGACCTGATGTGCCGCATGTACCAAATCACGTCATTTCACCACATACCCAAAAACCTCTACTTGCAACGGGTGCACGCTGGACAGACGCAAGCGCAAGCCGACATCAACCCAGCAATCCAAGACGGAACGCAACAGTTGTACGAACGATTCATCTCGGACATGATGGTGAAATGGGCCAAGGACAACAATCTGTTTGCCTTCGACCTCGGCGGTGCACACAACCCAGCCAGCGGCTACCAGACAGTAGACCTCAATGAGCCTGCCGACCACGTTGGTGATGTGTTTGACATCCTCGGCGCTTGCCCCGACAACTCGGTAGGCGTACTCCGTGCCAGCGACTTCCTCGAACACCTCGACCCAATGCGCAAGGTTGAGATTTGGAACGAAATGCACCGTGTACTGGCAAATGGTGGAATGGTGCTTAGCCTGACCCCCAGCGCCACTGGCGTAGGAGCGTTTCAAGACCCGACGCACATCTCGTACTACGTTGAGCAGAGCCACTGGTACTGGACAGATGCCAACTACCGTCGTTTCGTCCCAGCCATCACCGCCAAGTTCCAAGTCTCTCGCCTGCGCACCCACTTCCCCAGCGAGTGGCATCAGCAGCAGAACATCAGTTACGTCCAAGCCAACCTCATTGCCCTCAAAGAGGACAGCGAACGCTTCGGTGGTATTCTTAGTATCTGAGCGACCATGTAGAAGGTGAAATGTCAAGGGGTGTCAAGTACAGCCAAGCCTTCTTCAACGGCGGACAGTACGATTTCGCAGGGCGTTTCCTGAGCGGTGCAAGCGAGAATAACCAATCGCAAAAGACCAACGCTGAAAAGGCTTCAGAGAGCAACAAAGCATACGCCGCCACTGAACGCCAATACACCGTCACTACCAAGTCACAGACCCGTAATGAGACTGGATTGACAACGGTACTGCTAGAGGCGACCAATGGTGAAAAGTCTGTTTCGTCATCAAAGATTGGTCAGGGTGCAGAGGCGAGCAACACCAACGCCGAGCGTGCGGTGTCGTCCGCAAAAACCAACGCCAATGCCACGGTTTTCACCACAGAGGTTGCTAACCAGCGTGCGTACAACAAGACATCGCAAACGCTTGGGGCGCAGGCAACGAACGCCGTCAAAGTTGTTGCCATTATTCGTTCTGCTATTTCCGCTTTGGTGGAAAAATCAACTTCTGGTCGCATCTACGCCAGTGTCAAGAGTTCGCAAAGTAGCGAACTTCCAAATGTCGAGACAGCCAATCAGCGTGGCTATGTCATGACCGACAATAACCGTTCGGTTGACATTGAATCAATCTTTTCAAGCGCCGTCGGTGGGATTGCCCTTAGTGGGGTTGTTACAAGTGGCGCAACGCAGTTTTACGCTTACGCCTCTTTTGTTATAGGTGATTACTACGGGAAGGTCATTCGATTCTCAAATGGGAACGCATACGTTGACATTCCCGTTGTGAAAGTTACATCTTCAACACTCATTCACACAGGCGACCCGTTCACCACCTACTACCTTGCTTCCCCCGTCCCAACCGTCAACGGGAAGTCAACATGGACTTTGGCAGGTTTCTACGGCGACTACAAGGACAACAATGTCGTCTCATACAGGGGCATCAGCACAGAGGCAACGGCTGGCGCACAAGCCCACGGCTACAGCGCAGTTGATGCTGAACCGTACCTCGTCGAAAACCAAGAAGTTGCCCGTGCTGCAAACTTCCCACGCACTTCTGAGGCCAGTGAAATCCTGTCGCAGGAGAATGGCAAGGCTTACTCGTCGGTAAAGAATGGGGCCACGTCGGAGACGCAGGCAACTAACGCCACCAAGTCACGCACCGTATCTGAAACAAGTGAAACACCATTGACCGAAAGTACCGTCGGTTCCAAATCTCGTGGCGTAACCGAAACAAACGAAACGGCGTTGGTGGAATCAACCGAAGCAGCCAAGTCTGCTCAGTACCTCGCCGCCGCACAAGCCGCCGAGGTGGAAAAGGCGGTAGCAGCCAAGGCATACGGCACTTCCAAAACAAGCGAAACCACGCTCACACAAAAGACTGAGGTTGTCAAGTCTACCTCGTTCTTCGGCGCTGCTTACTCCGCTCTGGTGGAATCAACCGTTGGTTACCGTGCGGTAAGTGCCGTCCGAACTGGCTCCGCTGCGCTTCGCCAAGCGACCAGTGCCATAGCGACGTACTTCAAGTACTCGGCAGCAATCACCAGCCTGTTCGGTTTCAAGAACCCAAATCCGTTCTACACCGAGAACACCGCCGAGACGTTCGTCAACCCCAACCAGCAGTCGTTCACCACCCAAAACACGGCAGAGGGATTCCGAGAGGACGGGGTATCATCGTATGAGGACGGACAGTAGTTTCACCTCTTTAGTCGCCAAAGGAAAGCAATGACCATTCATTACCCCACCCCTGCCGCAAGCCTGCCAGCCGCAGCATTCCAATGGTTCGACGCAAGCGGTGCACTACTGGATTTCAGTAGCGGATGGACGTTCAAGATGACGATTGGTCAGCCACCCAACGGTGCCACGATTACCAAGACCAACCAGACCTACTTCGTGACCAACTCGACTGTTCCACCTACTGTGGGGCAGCCAAACTTGACTGTCAACTGGGCCGTTGGCGAACTCTCGTCCTTGTCGGCAGGGCGTTGGCGCTTCCAAATCACCGCAACACAAACCTCGAACGGCGCATCTCGTGTACTCACGGGCACGCTCGTCATTGATGAAAGCGTGCTCCAATAATGGGATGGACTTACTCAGGCAATCCGAACAGTTCCCTCAAAGACCAAGTTCGCTTCATGATTGGTGATACCGTCGAGGCGAATCCCTTGATTCAGGACGAGGAAATCTACTTCTGCTTGGCAGAGGTGAACCAGAACCTCTACCGAGCCGCCTCAAACGTCTGCTACAACCTCGCAGCGCAGTTCACGGGCCTCGCTCAGAGCGAGAGCAAGAGCGTCGGCGGACTGGACATCAGCAAGTCCTACGGTGACCGTGCGCAACGCTACGAACGTCTCGCCAAGGACTTGTTGCTCCGTGGTCGTCGTGTCAACCCACCATCGGTTTCAGCAGACCCCAACGCACTGGGTGCGGAACTGAAGGTTGGCGAGTTCGACCCCTACTACGCCGTTCCAAATGCGTGGCCTTCTGGCTCCGTCCTTGGTACCACCACGACGTATGGCACGGGCTACTCGCCCGACTACGCAGGAGAGTACTCGGCTGAGACTGGTCAAATCGTTGAGGAAGTTCCGTAATGACGATTTACTACGGCTATGAAGAACCCAATGGACTTGGTGGAATAGCCGCCACGGGCATTGACGCTGACCTATTAGCCCTGATGAACCAGCCTATTCTTATCGAGAATGTCATCGCCAACCCGAACTACAACCCGTCAAATCCGACGGCAACGCTGGACGGTTACGGGCGGCACTTTGTGAACTCATCGGGCAACTCTAGTTCGACGGTGGAATACGGAGCGGCGACGCAGTATTTCTGTCGCTTGGAGTACCAGACCAAAGTGTTGGCGACCATCAATGGACGTGACCTCGTTAGTTCGGGCCGTGCGTACCTCAACGGGTTCTACTTGGGCATCAGCACCGAAAGCCGTGTGACCCTTCCAAATGTCACTAATCCTGCGCAGCAGCACCCCATCATCATGTTCGTTGAGCAGAACTACGACGAGAACGGTTTGACGGGCTACAACACGGTTCTTCACTTCGAGTAGTGAAATAATGCCTCGAACACGCCCGTTTGCCCGTTTCAAGATTGACCCCAGCACCCTTCCCGTACCTGCAATCATTCGCCGCAGCATCAACAAGCATGTGGCCCTCGCAATCAACGAGGTGATGAGCGGTGTGTTCGCCAAGAGCCAAGAACTCGTCCCCGTCGACACGGGCGCTCTGAAGGCATCTGGCGTGTTTATTCCAGCAAAGTCAATAATGGCGAACTACGAGAAGCCGCAGGCGTACATCAACTACGGCAACGCCGACGTTGACTACGCCCTCTACGTCCACGAGAACCTCGAAGCACGTCACGAAGCCCCGACGCAGGCGAAGTTCCTAGAAACACCACTGGCGCAATCTGAGGCGAAGTTGATGGAAGCCATAAAGAAGGCTACGATAAAGGGAGCACTCATGGGATGGAAGCACTAATGGCGATACTTGATGACATCGGACGGTTCCTTAGCAGCCAGAACCTTTCCACCCCATACGGCACACTCACCCTTGGCGTGAACCTCTTTCTGGGCCGCACCCCTGCTGAAGCGCCCAACCAAACCGTGACCGTGTACGAGTACCTCGGTCAGGAGCCGAACTTCACCATGGGGCCGAACATCTCGGCGTTGGAGTTCCCTCGAATCCAAATCTCCGTCCGTGGCATCCCTGAGGACTACCCGAACACCTACGCATGGGCAGTCGCCATCCGCAACGCCTTTGCAGGCCACGTCGTCCCCGATTCCACCTACTTCCCCTACTGCATCCGCATTGCCACCGAAGGCATCCCGAACTACCTCGGCCCCGATGAGGTCGAGCGCCCCAAGTTCACCATGAACTTCATCATGACAACCAACGCAACAAACGGAGTTCCAAATGTCTAGTGAGTATGTGCCAAATCCCATAATGCTCGCCCTGCGTTCAGCACGGATGGCGAACGAGGCGGCCCTACACGCCATCCGTGCAGCAGAGCAGTTGCTCACCATGATTGAGGACGAGCCAGTATTGGAATCACCTGAACCTGTACAAGAAGTGGTACAAGAAGTGGTACCAGTCGGCTGCACGCACGAGAATGCTATGTTGGTGTCCACGATGTCGGGTTCGTACAAGGTGTGCGAGTGTGGTGAACAGATAGAAGAATAATAGATTCTTGCTTTTGTCACAGCCATACTGTAAGATAAGTAGACGCAGTTAGCCGCTGCGGTTTTCCCACTGATAGGAGTGATTATGAATAAGCGTAAGGGTCACGACAAGTGGAGTGGTGTTTACCACGCCGCTTGCAAGACGTGCAATGCGCACCTAAGCCCACGAGGTAGTTCGTTCCAAGGGGCGAAGTTTGCGAGGGCTTGGCTTGACACAGAGGCAGGAGAAAAGGCGTTCGCAGACCACGTTTGCGACCCAGAGTTTGTCGAGGTTGTCGCCAACCGAATCGCTTACAAGAAGGAACTCGCCGCCAAGCAGAAGCAGAACACCGCCAAGTTGCGTGAGCAGCGCCTAGCAGCACGAGCAGCGTTCATAAATGCCCCTGCTTCCGATACCCCTGCCCCACCCGTCCTCGCCCGTATGCTGGGGGGATTCTAACTATGGCTAAGAGAACCGCTACTACATCAGCACCAACGACCATCGCCCATAAGTGGGTCGCCGTCGAGGAATGGAACGGGTTCTTGAAGGACGACCCCATTGTCATCAGTGGTGAACGAGGGGACTTCAAGTTCATCTCGGCCCACGTCATTGACGGTGAGGCCATCAGCATCATCGTCCACGGCGGTGTCTATGGACACGTCACCATGCGAGCCTTCTATCCCAACAGGGTCAGCAAGCCACACGCCAAGAAGCGACGGAAGTCTGAAGCAGACTGACATTTCCAATACGAGTGGTACGATTTTCCGTAGGAACGTCCCGAAAGGCACTCATGGCTAAGGCTACCCAGTCGTATCAAGTCACCAACGCCGACATTGCTTACAACGGCAAGGTTGCCACGGTTGGTTCCATCATCTCCGATTTCCCAGGCGAGGACATCGCTTGGTTGCTTGCCGATGGCTGGATTGTCGCCGTAAGCGCATCAGCAGCCACGCCAGAAGCCCCTGTGACGGCTCCTGAGCCTGTTGCCGATACCTCGGTACCTGCCGAAAACACGACTGAAGAGAGCAACTAATGGCTACTTTCATGATTGGTAAGAACACACGAGTACTCTTCTCGAACCCCACGTTCACCTCGGCTACCGTCAACGGCACTTGGGCCACGTCGTCGAGCACCATCACCATCATCGA